GCGACCGACTGAACGGGCTTGGTCGTATGCTTAGTTTCAGTATTACCAAATTTATGAGGAAAGTCAACTTTTATTCTCTTGTCTACTTCCGCATAATATTCATTAGATTGAGGATCAAAACCTTCAGCAACTAAGTCTTTATGTACTTCAAATGCTGTAAAAGTCATTGCTTTATCAGTACCAAACCATTTATTTTTACTTGCCCACTCCTCTGCTTGAGGATCTGGAGCCGGTAAATCTTGTGGTGTGGGTTGAGGTATATTACCACCGTCTTGTAGTCGGACAGGTTCCTGTCTAACTGGTTGTTGTTCTTTTCTTTGCTCCAATTTTGCATTTTCAAATGCAAGTGTAGCAATTTTTTTATTAGCTTCAACTTGAGCAGTTGCATCACCAGCTTCAATTGCCATCGCAAGTTCTTTTTGCGCGGAATCCATTCCAGTTTTTACATTCTCCTCAAATTTTTTAGTGTAATCAGAATCAACTTTTTGAAATCTTTCATTATCAATTTGTCTTTTCTGTTCTACAGCTTGTGCATATTCCACAGCTGCAGCTTCTCTACGTTCTGCTTCTCTCATCTTACGAGTAAGTTTAGCAATACGAGATTGAACACCTTTACTATAAACTTCTAATTCTTCGTCCTGTTTTCCTGTTTCAGTTTTTACTGGTTCTTCTTTTACTTCTTCTACTTCTTCTACTACTGTTTCCTGTTCCGTGTTTTCTACAACTTCTTTCGTTTCTTCTTCTGGTAAATTAACTTCGGTTTCTGGACCTGAAGTATCTATATCTACCATAGGTTCTTCTTTTTTTATTTTATTTGCTTCTGGCATAGTTCCTTCCTATGTTAATATTTGTGCAGGATATCTGTTGGATCCTGAACCGTTGCTAGTACTTCATCTTCATTAAGAAGACGAACTTCTCCACCATCAATTTCTATACGTGATCCTGCATAACGAGCAAAGACCACCCAATCACCAACCTTGCACCACGGACCGTTTGGATATCTCTCTTTATCCACATAACATGCATCTCCCATTGCAAGTACGCTTCCGCATTGTGATGCTACTTGTTGCCTGTCTACAGTTTCATTTCCTAGTAAGATTCCGCCTTTAGTTTTTTCATCCATTCTAAATGGTAAAACTAACATTCTCCAACCAGTAGGTTTAGGTAATTTTGTTGTTTCTTTGGTAATTTCTTTTTTTGGCTCTGATTTTTTTACACCAAGTAAATTTTTATTTGGTAGCGCTATCTTTGAGTTTGTGTTCCCCAATATCGATGACTGTTCCTTCATTTTTCTCCTCTGAGTTAAGCAGGTCTGAAAGTTCCTGACGCACTGATTCCAATGCATTGATTTGTCCTAATATATATCTATATTTTTCCATATTGTCAACGCCAGTCGTTACAACATTAGTTAAATTTGCTAATTGAGCTTCTATTACTCTTTGTAATTTATAAATTACTGTTTCAGGACTCATTAATTACAATTCCATTTTCTAAGAGATTTGTTTATTCTTGAATTTGGATCTCTTGCAGTTTTAGCTGATGTTAATTTACTTTTCATACCACTCATTCTTGCGCAGAAAGATTTTCTACGATTTGCTGATTTTGATCCTGCTTTTAATTTAGATGGTTTAGTTGTTACTGCTGTTTTAAGTTTTGATCCTGGATTAGCTGCTCTATAAGATGCAACACCTTTTTTATTTAATCCGCCTGATGGATTCTTACCTTCTTTACGTTGCCATGCAGCTGATCGTGCCATTACGCCTGACTTTTTTTAATTGCTTTTTCTGTTGGTGCACCTTCGTCACCTTTTTTTCTCATTTTTTCACCACGTTTTTTCTTTTGTGCAATGTTGTACCATAAACCTTTTTTAGCAGTTTTTCCTTTTTTAGTAACGTGGGTATCACCACCTTTTTTATAACTCATTCTCATATTATTTTTTATCTTTTAATACTTTTTTAAACATGCTACTTATTACTTTAGAATTGTCCTTCATAATTTGTTTTTTTCTATCAGACTCTTTCATAGATTTTCCTGTTTTCTTTTTAAAAGTTAAAGGCATTTTATTTTCTATTTCAAACAATGTTTGATTTAATTTTGCTTTAGAACCTTTTCTTTTTTGTATAGCTTTATTTAATTTACTTGTAGCTTTTTCTAATTTTGTTTTAGGTACATTTGGTTTAACAGAACTGATAACTTTACCAAGTGCTTTAAAATATGAACTCATTATCTTCCTACCTTTTTCATTGCTTGATTATGTGATTTTTTAAAAGTCATACCTTTTTTCATTTTCTTTTTCATTGTAGACATATGTTTTGCAGTGTGGTTCACGCTATGTTTTTTTAAAGTATTTTTTTCTTTTTTATCAATCATTATTTTTTTCCTCCACCGTTTCTAAAAATTTGTGTACCCTTTATACCAAAAATACTCGCGCATACAAGTATCCATAAATTTGTAAACCATGTCGGAAGCGCCTGGAAATGCTCAAAGAACACTTTTATCTTATCCATGGCTGCCGGATCGTCTGACCACACCCCATAGGCGAGCACCAAAATTGGCAACGTTAAAATCGCCAAAACGACCTCGTCCTTATAATCTGAATCTCTCGATTCAAGAAGTTTTCCCTGGTATTCCGTCTCCCCACGGGCCATTTTTGTGGCTGCCATATGTTGTGCATCGGCCATAGCCATCTTAGTCTCTTGTTTTTTTTTGTAAATATGCGTGCCAGCGTTTAAAGCAAGCTTAACTGCTGATAACCACATATTAAACCCAAGTTACTGGTTTTTGTTTTCTAGCGGCTCTGGAACCTTTAACTTCTTGTTTGTTGCCAACAGCTAAATAAGATTTTCCTCTAAAACTTGTCTCACTTCTTGGATCAACAATTTTTTCAGAATCTTCCATTTTAATTATTGTAGGCTTTTTATAGTTTTTCATAATATTTACCTTTTACCCTTTTGGTTTCATGTTAGCAAGTGTTAATCTGTTTTCATTTGCTATTTCTTGTTTCTCAATTGAAGTATCAGCACGTAATTCTGCTAATTCTTCGTTCTGTTCAAGCTTTTCTTCATTTAAATTCTTAGCTTGAAGTAGTTTTGCTCTTTCAAGTTGTTGTTTAGCAGTTGTTTCTTCCTGTTTACGTTGATTTTCCATTGCTTTTAAATCAACTTCTCTTGATTTTAGTTTTAATAAAGGATCAGAATCAAATTGAGATGTAATTTCTTTTTCTTCCTTCATAAAATCACCTGTCATCTCTGCAATCAATACTGCTTTTCTTGCTTCAATGTTTTGTGTCATCTCTTGCACCTGTTGTTGTGCTTGTGGGTTAACTGCTGCTTGTTGCGCAAGTTGTTGTAGTTGTACCATTTGCTCTCTATATTCTAATTGCACTTGTTCAGTTGCCATTAGACTAATATGTTCTAATATATTTTTTTGTATCGCAGCCATAACCGGTGGATTATTTCTAACCAAGTTAGTTGACATAAAATTTAAGTGAGCGGTAACGTGTGCTCTGTGATCTTGTCCTGGAAAGGCTTGAAATTGTTTTCCACCTAATGCATCAATGTGTTCTAATGATGGATCTTTAGGTGCTTTTGGTGGCGGTGGTGGTAAAATTCTATCTATGTCTTTTATACCTAACGCTTCATACATTTTTCTAAATGCCATATACAAACTATGAATTTGTGGGTTTGACATTGCAAGTTGTAATCCAGTTTGAGCTAAAGATATTCTTTGACTCATTGAAAATATGTTTGGATCCGCAACAGGTAGTACATCTACTTTGTCATCAAAGTCTGTGACTTTAACATTCTTTTGTCCACCAACAACATCGTAAGGATATTCTGGTGGTAAGTAAGTAGCAAATACTTTTGCTAATAATTTAAATTCATTTTTTAATGCCGAGTATAGTCGTTTATGGATTGCTGACATCACTCTTGAACCACGTTCTAAAAGAGCTACAGTCGTACCAACAGCTGCTTGTTGATTCCCGTCACCGACCTGCATGTCAGCAATGGACGCGAATCTCTGTCCTGCTTGAACTACAGTTCCCATCAAAGCTAATAAAGTTTGTGATGGTTCCTTGTAAGGTAAAAATACAAATGCATCTTTTAAATTACCACCTGGAGTATCTACATCTTTAAATTCTCCTGGCTGTATTGGTGTTGCGTCATCTTTTACTCTGACACCTCTTTGTTTAAATCCGGCTGGTAAGTTTGATAAAGTTCCAGCATCTAACAACTGACGGAGAGCCGACGTTGCTGTACGGCTCAATCCGCCAATCATATGAATGAGTCCAAAACCATAAAATCCTAGTCCGGGCAGAAATTTGAAATGGACAAAATATTGGATTTTATTTTTAAGTGGATCATTGGGCGCAAAGTTTCGTCTTACGGACAAAACTTTTTGACTACCTTCTTCGATTGTAACGACGTAAGGTAATTTTATTTCTGTTGGTTCACCGTCTTGACCAACATCTTCAAAACCTTCTAAATCTAAATTAACGTGACATTCAAGTAATGTGTATAAAGTTTCTGCTCGTGTTGTTTTAGTAACACCTTCTAATTCACGTTCTTTATCTGTTACTTTATCCGCGTCTGTTGCTGATGAGGGTTTTGCTAATTCTATATCTGTATAAAAACCATTTACTTGTTGTTTACGTAAATCGTTTTCAGAAATTTTAATAACATGAATGACTGCTTCCGCATCGTCTAATGAGGTTGCTGTGTAAGGTACAACAAGATCATCTGCGGGAACAAATTTTGATACAGCTCGTCCTAATAAATCATCATAATAAACTTTTTTAAACGTTGAACCTGCAAGAGGTAAATGAAATAACATTTGATCAAATTCTGGTTCGTATTCTTTCATCTGATCCATCAATTGATAATTCATGAAATCTTTTACTCTTTGAGATTGTTGTTCTTTTAATGGACTCGATACACCTAACATTTGTGTTCTAACTGGACCATCTGCTGGTAATAATTCTTTATAAGCTAATGCTTGAAACTGAGTTACAGCTTCAGCTAAAACTGGATGAGTTGCACCTGATGCTCCTTGAAAAGGTTCATTACGGTTATCGTATTTAAAACCTAAAAGATCTAAGCCATTGATATAAGATTGTTCCCAATCTTTTCTTGATGATTTATAATCTTGGTAATCTGATCTAAGTTTTGATCCGATGGGATCTAAAATTTCTTCTGATAATATATCTGCTAAGTTATCAAAGTGCGATTGCGAACCTACTTGGTTCACGGCATTTGGATCAAAATCAATAGTCGCACCACCATCTTCTTCTGGTATTACTTCTACGGGTCCTTGTTGTTGTTCTTGCTCCGTAATATCGACTTCTTGTTCCGGCCCAGGAACATTTAATTGAGTACGAGTATTCGGGAGACCTTTTTCAATATCTGCCATTTATTCTCCTATGATTTTTTACCATTGATTAATATAGAACGCAACCCTTGTCTTTCAGGCGGAATTGCATTTGGTCTACGTATTGCAGTTATACCACCACCCATATAACCTGCTCTGCCGCCGGTTGCCATATTAGGAGCTCCTTTAGATAAATTCTCCCAGGCTTCATTCT